TTTACATACCACATAGTTAATATAAAATTGAAACTCCTGCTCCTAGTCTTCCTAGCATAGATTAATTTACATACCACATAGTTAATATAAAATCCCAAAATAAATTTAGTATTTCCAATACTTACATATATATAGCTTTCTTAAATTTGCAGTGAGCGACCAGTAGTGTTTTTTGGCATTTCATAAAGCATACCTGTAATATAGTAATTTCAATCACTACAAGCAATATTTCAAAAAATCGAACACTGCTAAAGCCTTACCTATATTATACCATTTTTTAACATATAAAGCACTTGAAACAACAGAATATCCAAGTGCTTTGTATGTTTATACTTATTTATTTTCTCTTGTTATAAATTCAATAATTCTTTTTTCTTCTTATTAAATTCTTCCTCTGTTATTGCTCCCATGTCTAATAACTCTTTTAACCCTTTCACTTGTTGTATTGCATCATCATTTGATTTTATTTGTTTTTCTTTATTATTTTCTAAATTATTCTTACTTATATTTATTTTTCTCCTTATATTATCAATGAATTCTTGGCTATGAAAATTAAGTATTGAATCTTCAGCTATTATTTCCCTTAATTCTCCATGAGAAAAATATTCAATACTTATAAACAACTTTTCAGTTTTACTTTTTTTATTTCCAGTTCCTGACAACCCACCAACAATTGTTCCCATAGGACCAAATAAAGTTCCTATAGCTGCTCTTCCAACAACAGACTTATTATTATATGCTATTTCTTTCTCACTATACTTATTTACACTATATAAATCAGAAAATTTAATACGCATTTTTTCTTCTTTTAAAAGTTTGCTCTCAATAACTAAACATGCATTATGGTTGTCAATAATTATACTTATTGCTTCACCCCTACAATTAGGAACTCCAACAGAATTATAGTAATCCATCTTCATTACTCCTTGTTTAACTATTTTATTTTTATTTCTTAATATAGTATCTGTCTTTTTATCTTGCATATCTGCTATATTTTGATTAATTATATTGCATATTTTATCTTTTGAGTTACTTTTAAAATACAATACACTTTTTTTGCTTTCTATAATTAGCATATCATTATCAATAAAGACTTTCTCTATATCTAAAAGTTTTATTTCACTAATAGGTACTTGTTGCAATGTATATACAGATACTAGTTTTTTATCTATATACATAGTACATGTAAGTTCATTGTTAAAATGTGGGTGCCCTTTTATATACATAAGCTTAAAATTCTTTATGTCATCTTTTCGTTTAAAAAAATTCATTTTAATCCCCTCATAAATCAATAGTCTATAATGTTATTATAACATCTATAAGGAGGATTTTTTTAACAACAATTCGACATTATCCAATGTCTTGTAATGCTTCTCTTATTTCACTTTCTACTTGAGACAATATTTCTTGTATCATTTCTTCTTTGTTGTTGCTACCTTGAATATTTATAGATATTCCACCAACATTAATCGCATTACTTCCACTAGAAATTATGTTTTGTGGTTGAGCTTCTTGATAAATTCTATTTTCTGTATTATTAAATTCTTCTTGTCTAGTAGGAAATTGTCTAACATTATTAATAATACTAGAATTACTATTTTGGATACTACTTGCAGAATTAAAACTAGTTCCTAATTTTTGAGATATTGGAATAACATTATTACTTGCTTTAGTTCCAAGCATCTGTCCTGCTTGTTCATATAAACTTAATGCTCTACTTCTTTTACTATTAGAAAGAGGAATAACCATTTCGGGACCTGCTTCTCCACATATGGATGGTTTACTTGCAACACCACCATCTGCAAAATGGTCTAGTATATTGCTTACTCCAGTTTTTACTATACTTACAAAACCAGTTATTTTGGTAGAAAGTTTCTTTTTAAGAGAATCCCAAGCAGATTTAATTGAATCCACTTTACTTTTAAATCCGTTTTCTACAAGACTTACAAATCCACTTATTTTGCCAGATAAATTTACTTTAAGTCCTTGCCACCACATTCCAACTTGTTGAACTTTTTGTTGAAAACCATTGCTTACAAAACTAACAAATCCGCTTATTTTTTGGCCTACATTAGTTTTTAAATCAGCCCACCATTGTTTTACTTGACCCACTTTTTCTGAAAATCCATTACTTACAAAATCTACAACAGCTTTAAGTGGTGCTCCTAAAACTCCTTTTATACCTTCCCATAATGATTTAACTACATCTCCAATACCTTTGAAAACATCAGAAAATCCTTGTTTTATTTTTTCACCATCACCACTAACTATCCCTCCTATAACTTCAAATATTCCTTTTACTATGTCAATTACACCTTTTATAGCACCTGCTATAGCATTTATAATAGATGCAATTGCATTAATAACAGAAGTTATAACTAAAACTATAGAAGTTGCTACACCTTTAAGTAATCCTCCTCCTATATCTCCCAGAGTAGATGTTAAAGAATCTTTTATCTGTTTTAAATAATCTACAAAAGGTTTTGCTGCTTCTTTCAGCTGATTAAAAGCATTTCCTAATTCTTTAAAAGACGTTCCAACGCGTTGGGTTGATTGTTTTAACTCATCCATATTGGTTTTAGTTGTCTTAGTTGCTCCAGCATCTTTGATTGGCATAAACAAATTTGAAAAGAAATCTTTTATTCCACTAAATGCTTCTTTTATTGGTTCAAGAACTTTTCCTAGTTCTGCAAAGCTAGATTTTAAGTTATCAAAAACTAGTTTTAAACTTTCTTTCATTTCTAAAACTTTTTGTTTTAAATTTTCGAAAGGTGTTTTAATATTTTCATCAAATACAGTTTTTAAACCTCCAAAAGCTTCTTTTATACTGTCCAAAGAGCCCCCAAAAGTTTCTTTAAGATTAGAAAAAGCTTGTTTAAATGTATCTATAGCAGGTTTTATGCCTTCTAATAGTTTATCTTTTAATTCTGTTGCTTTGTCACCTATAAAATTTACTATATTATTAAATACTTCTGTTGCAGATGTTTTGAGTTCTCCAAATTTCTCTTTAATTTTCCCAATACCTTCTCCTATTTTTTGGCCTAATGAGTTTATATATGCTTTTGCTCCATTCGATGAAGTTTGCAGTTCGCTTGATGCTTTCTCGCTAGATAAATTAACAGGCTGAACTTTTGGAGCTGCTTTAGCAGGATTTTTTAAAAAGTCTTTTAATTCATTCCATTTTTTCTTTATGCCTTCCACTTTTTTTCCGAATTTTTCGTCTAGAATATCTACAACAGCTTGAATTGGTGATGTCACAAAATCTACTAACCCACTCCACAATGACTTAACAATATCTATAATCCCTTTAAAAATAGATTTAAGCCCGTTGACTACTTGGCTCATATCTCTATTTATAAAACCTTTAACTACATCAGCTATCCCTTTAAATATCTCTATTAAACCATTTACTACTACTGTTGTTGTATTTACTATAGCTTTTACCTTGTTAACAATTACATTAAATGAATACATAAATTTTATTATGAAAACTGTCGCCAAAAATTGTATAACTGGTGATAAAGCACTTACAATCATTGAGCCTAATTTAGAAAAAACTGCAAACAAAGGTTTTAACGCATTTATAAGTTCTTTAAATTTACCTTTTATTTGTTCTATAAAAGGATTTAAAGGTTTTAAAAAATTAGATATTGATTTACCTATGTTTTTAATACCATACCTAAAAGTTTCAGATTTTTGATAAGCAAATAAAAATGCTCCTGCTAATACGCCTATAGCTAAAACTATTGCACCAACGGGTCCAAGAACTCCAACTATTCCTCCAATTAGCGTTGATGCTGTAGCTATCTTTGTAATTATACTTATTACGCTAGAAATTACTGTTAAAGCTTTAAAAGCCATAAACCCAGCAATAACACCACCAACAACAGAAGCCACACCTTGTAAAACATTTTTTATTTTATCAAAGTTATTTATAAAATTACTCACAAAATTTACAATTGAATCACCAACTTTAGGCATACTACTAATTATATTTTCCATAAAGTTTCTTGTTACTGGACCTAATTTTTCTCCTATACTAATCTTCACATCATTTATAGTATTTTTTAATTTAGCGAACTGCCCATTCAAGGAATCCATCTTCATGTCAGCTATTCTTTTAGCTTCTTCCTCGCTTTCAGCTATGGCTTTTTTTAGTTTATTGTAGTCACTTTCACTAGCATTTACTATTGCAGCCCAACCACTTGAAGCGTTAGCTCCTACTATATCTCCTAAAGCTCCTACTTTCTTCGTGTCACTAAGCTTACCAAGCTTATTTCTAAGTTCATCTATTGTTGCTGCTAAATCTAAACTTCCACTTTTAGTTGTTTTCATTTCTATTCCATATTTTCTCATAGCTGTTGCAGCTCTCTTAGGCTCATTTATAAGTCTTAAAAGACCCATTCTTAGAGAAGTTCCTGCTTGGCTTCCCTTGATAGCACTACTTGCCATCAAACCTGTTGCTAGAGCCACGTCCCTCATAGGTACACCCAAAGAACCTCCTAGAGACCCAATAAATTTAAGTGTTTCCCCAAATAACTCAACATTTGTATTAGAATTTGTTATAGTTGCAGCCATAATATCAACGAATTGACCAGTATCTTTAGCAGTCATTCCTAACGCAGTTAGTCCATCCAATAGTTATTATCTCTAAGCTTTTTATCTTAGACTCTAGAAGTTTCCCTCATTTTCATCGGCTTGTCTTTTCAAGCCTAGTTTGGCGTACATTTTCACCCTCGTCTAATTCGTTAGGGTGTTCGGCACTCTTGGGAGTATTATATTTATTCAACTCCTACGCTCTACGGTGTATTACAACCTTTCGCAATCTGTAATATTACCTCGGTACTTTCATATTCTTATTAAAAAACTTTAGTATAATAAAAAGCATCTTAAAATTTAAGATGCTTGATTCTTGTTATTTTTCATAAATTCTTCAAATTGTTCTTTCTTATTATTTCCAAATCCATATAAATTGTGAAACTTATTATGGCATATCTCACATAAAGTTACTCCATTATTTACATTAGTTCTTTTCTCTTTGCACCAATTATAACCATCTAAATGATGGGCTTCTAAATTTCCACCTTTATCATCACTACAACATTGACAAGTGTAATTATCCCTTTCATATACAAGTCTTCTCCATGTGTTATACCCATCTATGCATCTTAATTTCACTCTATCTTCTTCACTTAAATCCAATTTGTAAAATGGATTATTTTTCCCTACTAAAATTACTTGTTGATGTTTAGCTTTACAATCTTGTGAACAGTAATGATATTTATGAATTTTATATTTATGTCTCTTAACATTTATTTCTTTTCCACAATTATCACAGCTACAATTAATATCTCCACCTTTAAAATTTGGATTGCTTTCTTTTTTTAGAATTTTCTTTTGATGTTCTGCTTTACATATCTGAGAACAATAAAAGTTTTTTTTGGTTGTACCATCAGAATTTTTAATAGTACATTTAAGTATATTAATTTTTTTTCCACAATTACTACACTTAACATCAATATTAGCTTTTTTAAAGTTAGGATTACTTTCTCCTTTTAATGTTAGCTTTTGGTGTTTAAACCTGCATTCAGATGAACAATAATGGTGCTTTGACCTTTCTATCTCATATGGTCTTTTTTCTATTTTTTTGCCACAATAATCACATTTTGTTATTACTTTTGGAAACTTTAATTCATTGGAACATTTTCTTGAACAACACTTCTGATTAACCTTTCCATTAAATTCTTTCCCACAATTTTTACATAGATTTTTCATTTTTAAATACCTCCGCAGTATTTTTCCTACTTAATTTATAAAAGGGAAGAAGTCTCGGAAATACTCCTTTTCAATTAGGCTCGCGACTTCCTAATCTATCCCTATAAATATTATACTATAAATTATCAATTAGAACTTAGAATCTACCGATTTTGCCGAATGTTTTATGCTATAGATTTCTCCATAACCGACCAATGTATTTCAGTCACAATGTCACTCGTTAGTGCCAAATCTGTTCCTCCTGTTGCTGCTAAATTCAAGATGCCTGGCATACCTTCGATAATCTGATTAGTTTTCCAACCTGCCATACCCGCATAATACATGGCATCGCTCACTTCTCTAGCTGAATATGCAGTTGTTTTCCCAAGATTTCTAGCTTTTACAGTTAAAGCTTCCATTTCTTTTCCGCTTGCTCCTGTGACAGCTTGAACGTTTTTCATTCCTTGCTCGAAATTAGCAAAAGTTTTTATCGAAGAACCAACCCCTATACCTCCAAGTGCAACAGTAATTGCTGTTGTTAATTGAGCGAATTTACTTATTGCTCCACTTATAAATGAATCTATTTTACTTCCAATACCACTCAAAGTTGGACTAGCTTCATCTTTTAGTTTTACAATTGCTTGGTAAGTTCTATTAGAAAACTCTTGTAATTTACTCTTAGTACGAGAAATAGTATTTAATGCTTCTTCACCTTTTGCTTTAATATTTATTATTGTATTATTCTTGAGCTCTCCTAATTTACTTCTAGTTTGAGAAATAACTCTTAGTGCTGGGTCAGCTTTCATATTCAAGCTAATTATTGTAGCCGCAGTCAAATTTTGTACCTTAGCTTTTACTTTATCTACAACTTGACTAGCTTTGTCTCTAGCCTTTAATAAAACTTCTCTTTGTCGACTTGTAAGTAAGCTATTTACTTTGTTTTTAACTTTATTTACAACGCTAGATGCTCTATCTTTTGCGTTTATGGTTGTAGATATAGTTCTACCCACTCTTTTTAAGTTGTTGCTAATTCTATTTACAACACTAGATGTTTTATCTTGAGCTTGTATAATTGGATTAGCTTTTATCCTATTCAGTACTTTCATTCTCTTTTCTGTCTGCTTCATGTATCTTTCCATAGCACTTAATTTACTCTTAGTTTGTTTATCTCCTGTAACATCAATAACGACATCAATATGATACATTTCTTTTTTAGCTATTTCTCTCACCTCGCTTTTAGTTTAAATTTTATTTATTTTTCATAGCTTTATTTTCTTGTTCTATTTCATGTTGAGTAAAAACTCTAAGAAGCTGTTGAGGTGTTTTCTCTCTTTTTAAAAAGTCCTCTGGAAGAATACTATGTTTAACATATGCGTTGTATAAAATAGTAATCTTCCCACCTCTCTTTATTAGTTTTTTATATCATCATCACTTAATTCTTCATAAAATCCAGACAATTCCAGTACCTCATCGCTAATTAATGCGATTTCTCCTGCTAAGAACTTTCTTCTTATAAATTCAACACCACTAGATACATTCATAGAATTAAGAAGTCTTGTATCGCAAAAATTAGGAACTATTGTAGCTTTTTCTATTAGAGCTATATTAAATTCATCTTCCATTAGTTTGCTTTCCCTTCTACCTCTTACCTTAGTAACTTTTGTATATTTTTTTTGCAACGCACTTATCTCTTTTTCTGTTAAAGCCCTAAGCGTAAGTGGTATATCTAATCTTTTTACAAAAATAGTTTTTTCAGGTAATATAGCATCCTCTGTCAATTTCATAATTATATTATCTTCTTGTTGCTTTGCTATTTCCTCTTTAGTAAGCTCTCTTTCTTCTTCTATTCCTTCATTTAAAAATTCTTTATCTAAGTTTGCCATTTTTAACTTCCTCCATTTTTATAGTTTTATTTGAAAAGCTACATATAAAATTAATTACATGTAGCTTAAATTTATTTATTATGCTATTTTATCCACTAGCTCATAACCCTCAAAAGTACCATCTATTTGTATTTCTATATTTTCATCAGCTTTTATACTTGCTAGTTGTATTTTATCTACCATACAATTTTTATATCTAATTCTTTCATATCCAACTAATCCAGGATTTTCTATTTCAGATATTAATTCAAATTTATCAAATCCTCTTTCGATCCATTCAGATGTTGTTTTAAGTACAGTTAAAGAAAAAGTACCTTTTTGAGTAGATGCCTTGTTAAGCTCCCATTTACAACCAATCACTCTAAAGGTTTTCTTATCATTTTCAACCTCAGCTGTAAACTCTGTTCCATATCCTTCTTCTTTCCCATCAACTATTATTTTAGCATTCGAGCCATCTGCAACATTTGCAGCATCTATAATATTTTCATCGTATTTTCCCATACTTTATAACCTCCTTTATCCTAGGTATCCAGTACCATAAATTTTCTTCATCACATCAACCTTAACAGCATCCCATTTCCAATAAAATTCATCAGCTTTGGCAGTAGCCTGTAACTCTGTATCTATCTCAACATTAAATTCAGATATAATACCTTGACTCATTAATTCTTCAAAATATTTCTTTAATGCACATATAACAGTTGTTTGGCCTGTTGCATCATTAAATATCTTACCTACAAACTCTTTTCTTTTTAATGAAGTATCTTTATTTATAGTATTAATAAACATGATATTAGAGATATATCCCATTGCTTCGTTTTTATCGTCTACATATTTTTTAAATGTGTTCACATCATCAACTATAATCACGTCTCCATCATCAAAATCTAAGACCAATGTACCACTTTTCAAACACTCTTTAACTTCTGATTGACTTAATCGTGGTTCTACTTCTTCAAATATAGTTTTTGCATTACATATACTACCCGTTATACCTTTACTTACAGAAAGAGCAGCAATGTAAACAGCTACTTCACTAGGTGTATATTTTATATTTTCATAATAAGCTGAGCTTCCAACGTTAACTATATTTTCATCATTGAAACTTTTTGATTTATCATTTATCTGTTTTATATTATCCTCTGTTTTTCCACCTAGAAAAAGTAGTATATCTTTTCCTAATTCTTTATTTTTAGCTACCCAAGCTTTTGTAGTTTCCTGCAATGCTTCATCAGCCACACCATCAAGTACAAAAGAGTCAAAACTATATCTTTCAAATTCTTCTAGTGCTTTTAGATAAGACTCATTAGTAATAGATGTGCAACCATCATTCCCACCCTCTAAAGCTTGATTTACTACATTTGCTAGAATTGTATCGCTATCAGCTACTTTAGTTGCAATTACATACTCATTATCTAAATTTGAGTTTATTTCTAGTACTATTTCATCTATAGTGCCTTTAATACTTGAACTAAATAACTGTTTAGTATTTTCAAAGAATATAAAGTCCTTTTTATCTGAATCTACTAAATTGGATTTTATTGTTACATTAAAGTTTCTAGCTGTTGGATACTTAGTTTCTAACTTAATTACATCTTTTGCACTATTTTCTGTAGTATCTTTTAGTGTTAATGTACCCTTCTTTTGATTTCCATCTACAAGTCTATATAGTAATAACTCTTTTACATTCCCTAACAGAGCCAATTTGCCTAGCTTGAAAGCTGAATAATTCATATCATCCCCAAATAGATTTTTAAGCTGTCTTAAATCATTTTTTATTGTTACAACCTTGCCAACGTCTCCCCAATTAGCCCTAATAGGCATTGCTAATCTACCCTTTAATCCTGTGTTTGTAGATTTTTCTGCTTGAGTCTTGAACCTGTTATAAAAACCAGGTATCTCTTTTCTTTCTTTTTCATTCCATGTACCAGTTGCCATTTTATTTCACCTCTCTTTCTAAGAAATCTTTTATTAATTTCTCAAATTCTGCTTTTGTAAGTTCTTCTTTCTTACAATTAAATAAAGCACCTGCAACTACCATTTTTCCGTAGCCAAGTGCTTCGCTATTTTTTATAAAATCACTTTTCAAATATTTTTCTTCTTGCTTACTTACATTAATCTTTTTATTATTTGTTTCAGCCAATTCTTGCACCTCCTATTTTAAATTTCCATTACCATAAATTTTATCCATAGTAGGACCTTCTCTTTTTATCTTTCCTATCATTTTAAACACAGCTGTTAATTGTCCAGTTGTAAACATATCTGATTCCCTATCCTCAACTACGCTAACAAGAGTTAAATACATATTCTTATCTTCTCTAAGTCTTACTCTTTTATCTATTATTAAGCTTGTTTCTAATGTTTCAAGAAGCTTAACTATTTCATCTTTATTTTTACTTACAACATGACATTTCATAGTTTTAGTAATCTCAATTAAATGATAGTTAATTCTTTTATTTTCAATATGTGTAGTTCGCCATAATGCACATGGAGCTATAAAGTTTTTCTTCCAATTATCTTTATAACTCTCTATTTCTAATAAATCCTTTGTGTGCCTAGATAGAGCTTCTACCCACCTATCATTAGTTGTATCTTCTTTATCTTCTAAAGCTATTACACTAAACCTTATACCTCTTGCTATAGCATCCCATTCCTCAACAACAATATCATTTTCACTTGTACCTTTATAAATGCAAGTAAAAGCTTCGTTTTCAGATTCATCAACTATAGTATTCATATCTAAGACTTCAACAACTTGTTTAGTTAATTTATCTAATTTCTTGAATGTTGTTCTACCTTCATAAATCCATACTTCTATACTTCTTTCAAAACCTATTGTTTCTCCATGGTCATTGTCTTGCCCTTGTACAACTACCATATAAGGTTTTTTAGTATCTTTGTTTGGTACATTAGGTTCATAACAACCTTTCAATTCTTTTATATTATCTATTAAGGCTTTTCTTATTCCTGCCCTCATTTAATCACTCCAATACCTAAAAATCATATTACCTATTTTACCTATATTTTTATCAATAGTTGGTTTTATAATAGGCGTTGCTTTTGTACCAGGATGTTGAACTGATTTTACAGGATGTGAAGCACCTCTCCAGTATAGGGCTTGAGCTGATTTTGGAGTAATAACATGTGGTTTTGAGCCTTCTTCAAGTATCCCTCCATATTCTGCACCATGAGATAATCTAATGATAAAATTATTTCCTCCACTAAGTGTTTTAGCATTTAAACTTTGTCTTGCATGTGATGTTCTATCTGTCCAACGTGCATTTGCTTTAGCTTCACCTTCTAGCATTGCACTTGCACTCATACAAAGTACAAGCATACCTGCTTTTTTTCTATTTATATCATTTATTGCATTTGTGAAAGCACTCATTTTAATCAATCCTTTCAAGTGAACATTGATATCCACAAAGTTCTCCTTTTACAATTTGAGGATATATATTAACTATTTTCATTCTCCCATATATGCACTCAAACTCTAAAGAATCTCTACTGTTAACCTCTAAGATAACATCATTACTTACTAACATTCCATATGTTCTAATAGAACTAAATGTACCTTGCTTTTCACTTGATATTTGCTTCTCTGCTGTCTTTTCGTTAAATATTCTAACAACACATTTTATTTCTGTTTCAGTTTCTTCAAAAGCTCCATCTATTTCGGTTTTTTTAATACTAGTTATAGTAATATTAGTGGGGTTTATATTAATAGTTCTTATTATATCTTTTCTTCTTCTATCAATATTTATCATATTTCAAATTCTGTGCTAATTCCTAACATAAAACTTCCCTTTTCTTTTTTGTTAGTACACATATCCTTAAATTTATCTGCATTTTGATAAGCTACAGATACTAGGTCTTTTATACTAGAGCTTTTATATGTTTCTTGACCCACTTTATACTCATACATTTCCCCTACTGTATTTTCATATTGTAAAGATTTTAATATCCATCCTTGAGAAGCTGCACAGTAAATACAGTCTGCTTCCTCTAAAAACAAGTTTAATTCTTCATCTGTAAATGATTTTTTATCTTTATCATTTAATAATAGTCTTAATTTTTCTATTAAATCTCTAGCTGGTGTCATATATTATCACCTCATAAAAATAACACTCTTATGAGTGTTTTATCTAAAACTTATTTCTTGTACATTTTCTTCTACTGCTGCAAAAGCACCTCTATAACAATGACCTACAATTTGATTTTCTACTAACTTACTTAAATCAGCATTTCCAACCTCTGTTGTTAAATCTCTCTTTATTAACTCTTTAAATCCTCGCTTAGGTCTTATCAAATATCCTTTGCCTGGTGTAACACCTTTGTAAGAATATGTTTTTTTACCAACAGTAACCTCCCACCCATCATAATAAATTACTGTTGATATATTTTTTATAGATGGATACATGCTTCCGTTTAATAAATGTCCTCCATTTAACGCCATTTCTATTTCAATTTGGTCAGCACTAGAAGCCATTAATATATTACCTTGTCTTTTTGCTATAACTGTATCTTTTTGTGCTTGTGTTAATGTTCTCCAAATTCCTAGCCATATTGGGTCATTAGTTTCACCTTTAAAAGCTGTCTTATTAGAAGCTTTATAATTAAAATTTATTATTGGGCTTAGATGTATGTGGTTTAACAAGGCATTGTAACTCTCACCAATTGATTTATTTAATATTTCAACACTAAATGTTTGGTTAAAATCCTTCATTTCTTTTGTATACTCAAAACCAGTTGCATAAGTTTGTATCCTTGCAACTGGACCATTTTCTGCATTTATTGTACCGAATTTAATTTCTTCACCTTCTATATGCTCTAGGAATACACAGTTACCTTGTAAAGCCCACTTAGCATCCATAACTTGTGGTAAATTAGAATCTGCTATACTGTCATAGATTGGTTTATATAATAGTTGTACTTGCTCTCTGCCTAGTTCAACATCTAATACAACTTTTCTTAATAACTCTTTTAAATTTGAAGTCGAGCTAAAAGTCATCATTTCACCAAGTGGCTTATTTAACTCCAAGGTTTCCATTTCTCCATTTGATATTTTCTTTGTTACATATTCCATTTCACCATTTACTATAAATGGTATATCTTCTTGTAAAGTTTCTTTTCTTTTTTGTTCCAGCAAATTTTCCTGACTAATTACTTTAAATGCCATATATTTATCACTCCTTTTCTATTGTTGAGGTAATAATATAAACCAAATTACATTATTACTGTCTTTCCCATCTGTTACTCTACCAACTAGCCTATTACTTGCAGATGTAGTAGTAAATTTCTTAGCTGTATTATCCCAATAAATCAATTTCCCTGCCTCAAAAGCTTCTGATGTAACAATATTATCCGTTTCGTATTCAGCTTGCTCTATTTGCAAAGTAACTTCATCGCCTTTTTCTCCGTCTTGCATAGCGACTCCAAAGAATCCATTTATAAGATAAAATTGTTGTGTTTTAGTGCTTTCACCTTCTGAAAGAATAACTCTTACAGATTTCCCATCACTTATTTTTGCTCTTGTTATCTGTGTTATTGTGCTTGGCGTTGGTTGACCTTTAAATGCCATATAAACATCACTCCTTTATATTCTATTTTTCTTAGTTGTTAAACTTCCATTATTGCTAGAGTTTAATAATCCTGTTGTTGTTGGATTATCTTTATACATATTAGACATTGTATTTTTTACAAACTCATCATTTAATATATTTTCTATTTCTCCTGTTATTACTTCTTCACTTGAGCCTTCCTCAACATTTAACATTTTCTTAACTAATGTTTGAGCTATTTCACCTGACACTTTATCTTTAATTACTTTATTAACTATACAGTTCCAAGCTTCCTTTTTCTCATTTTCTAAAGCTTTTGAAGCCTTTTTTGCCACTTCAACTGTGTCCATCTCTCCTACTATTCCAAGTACTTTTTTCACTTCTCTTAATTCTTTTTCTGCTTTTAATGAACTTTTTACATCTTCCATCTCTCCTGTCACAATTTCCTTAGTTAAGCCTATTCCTTGTATGACCTCTGAATATGATATTTCACCAGTTTGCAGTAATCCTTTGACATTTTTTATTAACTCTTTTCCTTCCAATTTGTTTTCCTCTCCTTTCATTTCTCCTTTAGCTTCATAGCTTATTTTCTTTATTACTTCAATTTCTTCACCTAGATTTATTTTATTTTCAACTATAGTAAATGGTATACTATAAAGCTTGCATAATCCATTTTGCTCCAACTCATATATGACAGTATTGTTATCATATCTTATGTTTTGTATATAGAGATATGAATTATTATCATTAATAGAAAACTTAGCTTTTAAAGCTTCTCTTAAATCTATTCTTAAAGCTTCAAAAGTTCCATCTAACTGTTCGCCATTAGGACTCATTTCCATACCTACAATACTTGTTGGCATACCTGGTCTATGTAGAGGAGTCCAATCAATAGATAGTGGCTCATATCCTATAACATTCATTTCGCCTTTAGCACTCTTTTTAAGTTTTGGATAACCAAATATACTAACTTCTTTTATCCTTTTAGTTCTAATCCATCTTTTTAAATTTGTTGCATCAGCATCAATCAGCCCTCTGAAATAAGCTTTATCCCCTTTCATTTCTGCACCTATCCAATGCGTTACAGGTAGTGCAAATTCAGTTGATATATTTTCAGCTTTTTGATGTCCTAAAAAGCCATTAAGAGTATTTTCATTAGTGTAATCTACAATATCTTTCAAGCTTTTAGCAGTATAATTCCATCCCCTTTTAGATTTTGTAGCTGGTATCTCAACAACTACCTCAAGAGGGTCATCATCTATAGATTTTAAAGCTTCTATGTCTATATCTTTAGCTAAAGGAATATCAGAAGGTTTTATACTAGATATTAACGCATTCATTGAGTCCATTTCTCCAGTTATTACATTCATTTAATCACCACCTTTCAATTTAAAAATTCAAATTTCCATACACCTCTTGATACCACATTTCAAGAGGTACATCATTCATAGGATTTTTAATCCAATTTTTCAACCTTCCAACTAATATATCTAATGGTTGAACTACAGTAAGCATAATACACAAACAATGAGGGTGGAATGGATATACAGGAGCTTCATTTATAGGATAAACACCTTTACCCAAACCAAAATTATCCTCTCCACATATTTCGTCACATATATCTGTGTGAGGATGTGCCATGGACAACATAAACTGAATACCTATGGTTGCAGGGTTAATCATTGCAGAAGCTAAAACCCCATCACCATAAGCTGATGTCATTTCAGTTCTTGCCAATCTTAAAGCTTCATAACTTATATTTTGAGGTACTCTATTTCCTATTCTTTTTATCATATTTGGATATTCATCAACTAAAGTTTTCTTACCTTTTAAAACATATTTGTCTAACATCTTAGCTGTTTTAACACAGTCTTGACCTTCTGTTACTGCTGTTTGTAATATAACTTTCATATCTTCTCTGTACTTCTTACACTTAGACCAAATTCTATCAGATAAAAATAAACCATCCTTAACCCTTGTATAATAAGCTTCTACAGTTCTTATATTAATATCATAGAAAGCTTTTTGTATCATAGTTTTAGTTACTTTAGTTATTTGAGCTGTCTCAACTGCATTAATTAAAATATTTTTAGAGTAACTAGTAGCTGTTTCAACATTTTTATTTAAGTATTCATCAAAATTAAATACTAGTTGTTCATTTAATATTTTTATTTCTTGTGTTAATTGTTTTAGTATCTGTTTTAACCTAACTTTGTTAAAGTCTGAAAGATTTCCTTTTCTTATTTCTTTTGTAATATTTCTTGTTATGTTAATATACATTGTTCTTATTTCATCATCTTGCTTGAGCCTTAAATCTATAAATTTTTTTCTAGCTTCTAATGCCCATTTCTTGTACTCCCCTGCAACAGTTATTAATTCCGAAGTACTTTTATCCATTGCCATTATTATCCTTTATTTTATTTATTTCCTTCTCAATTTCATTTGACTCATCATTTAAACCTTGAGAGTCATCTAATCTGTATTTTAACATCTTGGTTTTTATTATCTTTTCTCTTTCTCCAACTATTTCAGGGTCATCACTTATATAATTGCTCATTGTATCTATATACTGTGCTAAAAAGTTTACTGTTGATTCTTCACTAATAAATCCACCCTCTAAAGCTTTATCTAATGCACTACATACTTTTTCTAGTGTTTCAGCTAATTCTTTATCATCTCGTGGATTTACTTCATCCCAACCTATAGTCACATCATAAGATGAATATTTCATACCACTAGAATTAGAACTCATTATTAAAACCATTCTTGCAAGTAATTGCCAGCTATTTGTAAATTGTTCTCTTTTTCTTCTTATCTTATTTACCATAATAGGCATTTGTTCTTTTACAGAAGCTAAAGCACTAGGTGTATGTACTCCAAATATAAACTCGGGTGTTTCAGATACATCTACTATGCAATAAAAAAGAAGCTTTAAAAGCTCCTTAGCATCACCTATGGCTGATTTTACTTCTACAAACTCAGCTTCTTCATCTTTGTTTAAGAATAGTATTTCATGCCCATCAAGATTTATCTTTCCACCTTCTTTGGCAAATTTAACTGGGTCTTCAACACCAAAATTGTGTGCTAAAAAACTTGCAACATCAGTTAATTTCAACTTTAGTTTTGGAGTAGAGTGCATTTTGCTACCTTTTAACGCATGTAACATAACATCATGATAAGCTTTTAAAAGAGGTTCTATTGGTTCTATATCACTTTGCCCATATTTCAATGTTTCATCAGCTTCATTTTTAAAATGTATTATTGGTATAAAACCCCATACATTAGGCGTTTCCCCTTCTTCTAAACCTTCTATCTTATCACCTTCAACCTCAACAAATCTACTTTCAGCAGTTATTATTTGTTTTACCTTAGCCTTTCTCTTGTTTTCTCCTAAGTCAGTCCATTCATTTTGACTTTCTAATATATAAGCTATAGGCTCTTTTGTTGTAGGGTCTAATATTATTTCTTTCACTTCTTCGGGTGATATGAAGTTATATATTAATCTAACTTTTTTATCGGGATATAAAGGATTTTCTCTTTCTTCTCTAGTTATCCAAATATAACAATCACCTTGCTTTAAACTATCTGTATGTGTTTTTAACATTTTAGATGTGTTATCTAAAACAAATTCATCTAATATATATTGAGCTTCTTCATCTTCTATTTGAAAATGAGGTACACCCATAAAACCAGTTGTTGAATTGACAATCGGTCTAACAAAACTAGAACCTAACTTGTAATTAGCATTTTTATTTTGATACAGTTCTCTTGCTAACTCATAATCAACTCTAGAATCGTCTAATTTATATACGCCAATGTTTCCACTAGACATACGCATAATCTCTCCTGCAGGTCTTTTAAATAGCTTTTTTACATAAGATATTATCCCCATACACTACCCCCTTTCAGTAAAGATAAATCAGTATTGTTATTTTCTGCAAACGAATATATTACTGCATCAGCTCTATCGGGTGATTCTCCAATTCTTTTTTTCATTTCCTTTTTACTTTCTATTTGTATTTTCCCTTTTGAATCTACTGTATATTTTCTATTTGATAGTTGTTTAATAAGTTTATCATCATTAGGAAGCTGTATTATAGCTTCTTTATTTTGTATAAAACTACTTAAATTTGCATCTAATTCCTCCCTCATGTTATCCCACATTTCAGAAGCTTTATTATAGTACTTATCTTTTTCTATAGCACTAGAACCATTTTGAATAGGTATAACTTCATATTTAAGTCTTTCATGTCTTATAACTTCTTTTAATCTATCTGTTACACCTGCACCTAAGCCATCATCATCCGTTTTTATTTTTACTCTGTTAATTTGATGATACATATTTTTAAATTTATCAACTGCTCTTAATATATTTCCTACTGTTTCCATTGTATCTTTTTTTGAATAAGTTAATAAATCAAATACTTTCCCACCTATTCTTGGAGCTATTATGGTTTCATCATCACCATATCTTGCTATATCCGCCCCTATATTTAATATATAGTCATTAGATATATTCACTTCTCTTATTGTGCTTGTTTCAACAGCTTCTAAAGATATTAAAGAATCACTTTCACCTTTTGGAAACTCTCCAAGTACTCTGACACGCCAAGGGTCAGAACCTTCATGGTACTTTCTTTTTAGCATTTCAATATTATCTTTTGATGTTCTAGGGCTGTCTAAAGAAGATACTTTAAATGTTTTATATAAATCTCTGTCTCTATTATGGCTATCGTAAAACGTTCCACTCGTTCTAGTTGGGTTTCCGCATAAAAGAAGCTTATTTTCTGCACCTGATAATGTTCCCAATATAGCTTCCATAATGGGGTCAGCAACTCCCGAAGCTTCATCAACAACAAATAACATATAATCTTCATGAAAACCTTGCATATTCTCGGGCTTTACTGCTGTTCTAGCTGTAGCCCACCATCTTTCTTCAAAGCCTTTCATATACACTTTTGTTTTAGTCCACTCAAGTAGCTTCTCAACCTTGCTATTACTTAGCCATTTAGCTATTTCAGCCCATAGTACGTCATATAATTGTTGTCGTGTTGGAGCTGTAGCAACTACTTTCGGAAAAGGTCTAGTGCTTAAATACCATACAGTTGCAATGCTTTCTAATCCAGTTTTACCTACTCCTTGACCACTTCTAATAGATACTTTTGGGGTTTGAGCTAAAGCCATCAGAACATCAGATTGCCACTTGTCAGCTTTAAAATTTAACATATCCTCTGCAAACCAAACAGGATTATCCCAATAACAATCTAATAGTGTCAATAAAGCTTTATCCATTGTTAACACCACGTTTCATTGCAATATTTTGTATAGCTTCAACCCAAATTTTTGAATCATCTCCAGTATCACTTTTCTTTAGGTTATCAACTTCACATTTTAACTTTTCAACTCTATTTTTCTGCTCCTCTGTAGCTAAATTCCAATCCTTATGAATCATTTCATCA